TATTCTCAAGTCTTATGTTCTAAAGAACTGCTGGCCAACTGCAATTTCAGCAGTTGAACTGTCTTATGACACAGTAAGTGAAGTTGAAACTTTTGATGTAACGTGGAGATATACAGACTTCACTGCAACATCTGTATAATTCGTCTTTTTGAACCTACTAAATAGTTAGGTAAAATTAGGAGAATTATAGTATGGCGGAACTCTTTGGTTTCAAAATTACAAGAGCAAATCAGGACGGAGGCGGTGATGGATTCACCGCCCCCGCTTCTGACGATGGCACCCTTGATGTAATTTCGGGCGGTGGACATTATGCGTCTGTCCTAGATTTGGATGGTCGTGATAAAAGTGAACTTGAATTAATTAAAAGATATCGTGACATTGCACAACAACCAGAGTGTGATAGTGCGATTGAAGATATTGTAAATGAAGCAATCGTTTCAGATGAGAGGGATATGTCAGTATCCATCTCTCTTGATCGTCTTAAAGTCTCCCCTAAAATTAAAACAAAAATTCGTGAGGAATTCCATGAAATCCTACACCTATTAGATTTTAATGCAAAGGGACATGACATCTTTAGACGTTGGTATGTTGATGGTAGAGTATACTATCACAAAGTAATCGACACTAAGAACCCTCGCAAGGGCATCAAAGAAGTTCGATATATCGACCCTCGTAAGATTAAAAAAGTCAGAGAGACTAAAAAAGATAAAGATCAAAAGACAGGTATAGATATCGTTACAGATATTAAAAACTATTATCTGTTTAATCAATCAGGTTGGGATACACAACAAGGTTCAACACAAGGCGTAAAGATTACTGAAGACTCTATCAGTTATTGCCCTTCTGGACTTGTTGATATGCATAAAGGAACAGTCCTTTCCCACCTAAACAAAGCAATTAAACCTGTCAATCAGTTGCGTATGATTGAAGATTCGTTAGTTATCTATCGTATCTCTCGTGCGCCTGAAAGACGTATTTTCTATATTGATGTTGGTAACTTGCCTAAAATGAAGGCAGAGTCATACCTCAAAGATGTGATGAATCGTTATCGTAACAAAATGGTATACGATGCACGAACTGGTGAAATTCGTGACGATAGAAATCACATGTCAATGTTAGAAGACTTCTGGTTGCCTCGTAGAGAAGGCGGTAGAGGTACAGAGATTACAACTTTGCCAGGCGGTTCAAACCTTGGTGAGATTGATGACATTACCTACTTCCAGAAGAAACTTTATCGTTCATTGAACGTACCAGTATCAAGACTTGCAGAAGAGTCAGGATTTCAGATTGGACGTTCTGATAACATTACTCGTGACGAACTTAAATTCACTAAGTTTGTACAAAGACTTCGTAAGAAGTTTACAATTCTTTTTGCAGATATGCTTAAGACACAACTTCTACTCAAAGGTGTTATTGCACTAGAAGAGTGGGATACATTCAAAGAACATATTCAGTTCGACTTCCTACAGGACGGACACTTTGCAGAGTTAAAGAATGCAGAAATACTTAGAGAAAGATTGGATATGCTTGGACAAATCGAATCTTATGTAGGAACATACTTCTCACAAGAATACGTTAAGAAACAAATCCTTCGTATGACTGATGAGGAGATAAGTGACATTGACGCTCAAATCAAAGATGAAGGTGAAGGCGGAGATGACGAAATGGGTGCAGACGATGGTATGTTTGCAAACAACGATCCAGAAACAGGAGATAGATAATGGAAGACGTAAAAAACTTTGTGGACTCTATTGCATCAGGAAATAACCTTGCAGCAGAAACCCACTTTAACAATGCTCTCGCTGCAAAAGTTGGAGATTCATTGGAAACAAAACGTGTAGATGTTGCGAAAACATTTGTAACACATCACATACCAGAGGTAGAAGAAGATAGTGAGTAAAACTCTTTCGCAGTTCAAACAGAACTTACCAGAGAAAGATGAGCACAAATCATCTAAGGAGTATAAGAAGTTATCTCCGCAGATGAGGAAGGCTATTGATGCTATTTTTAAGGAAATGGACTCTAAACCCTCAGATTTCCTAAATACTTTTGATAAAACTATAAATAGTGTTTCTAAGAAGTTCAAAGTACCTACTAAGTCACTTATGAATTACTTTGAAAAAGAAATGCTCTCAATTTAGGAAGAGATAACATGAAGATAATCGGAGCAGAAGAAGCGCTCGCCACTGGTGCAACCAAGGGCAAGTCACATACTGCACACTATGTGTTTAATAACGGTTCAAAACAGGCAGTTACAATTAGAAACGCTGCTGATGATGGTGATACTGGTTCAATCAGAATTAATGCAAATGCTGGTGTTGTTATCAGTACTGACATTGGTGTAGGATTTCGTGGTGCAACATCACTGTTTATCACACCAATAGTATCAGTGGGGTTCTAATATGAAACTAATAGCAGAACAGATACAAGACGTAGAATACATCCTTGAAGAAAAAGAGGATGGTAAAAAGGATATGAAGATTCGTGGAATCTTTATGCAGGCAGACATGAAAAACCGTAATGGTCGTGTCTACCCAATGGCGGTTCTTAATAAAGAAGTGAAACGCTATAACAAAGAATTTGTTGCTGAAGGTCGTGCATTCGGGGAGCTGGGACATCCAGAAGGCCCTACTGTCAATCTTGACAGAGTATCGCACATGATCACAAAACTGGAAGCGGATGGAAAGAACTTTGTCGGTGAAGCAAAATTGCTCTCAACTCCGATGGGGGAAATTGCGAAAGCACTAATTAAAGACGGTGGTAAACTTGGTGTCTCTTCAAGAGGCATGGGTTCTATCGAAAATAAATCAGGTGCGAATTATGTGAAAGATGATTTTTATCTTGCCACTGCGGCAGATATTGTTGCAGACCCTTCTGCACCCCAAGCCTTTGTTGAAGGTATTATGGAAGGTAAAGAGTGGGTATGGAACAATGGTATACTGAAAGAAGTTGACGTTGCCGAAATCAAGAATGATATAAATGAAGGGGTAAGACGTAGGGACTCTAAAGTTTCCGCACTTGCCTTTGCAAAATTTATGTCTAAACTTTAATTATTATAAATATGATTATGATAAGACAAAACCAATCAAGGAGATCCCAATGTCAGAACTAGACAAGACAATTGAGGAGCTGGAAGCGGAAGTTAGTGCTGAGCTTGAAGAAGCAAAGAAACCTACTGACGGAGCTGGAAAAAGCGACTCAATGGAAAAAGCCGATGGGGAAGTAGAAGATTTGGGTAAAGCTGTCGTTGATCCAGAATCAAAGGACAGTGCTGGTAAAAAGGCGTCTGCAAAAGTTAAGAAAGCTGCAGAACCAAAAGCTAGTGCAACCAAAGAAGACACAGAACTCGATCATGAAGGCGAGGAGCTTGAAGAAGGAAAAATGACAAAAGCAGAAATGTTGAAAGCAATGTATTCCGAAATGGAAAAAATGAAAGCAACAGATTTGAAAGCGTCATACGACAAGCTTATGAAAAATGAAGAAGAAGAAGATGAAGATGATAAAGAAGAAGTAGATGAATCTACTTTGGAAGACCGTCTTGCATCTGTAGATGTTTCTGAAGATGTTACTGCCCTTACACAAGGTGAAGAACTTTCTGAGGAATTCAAAGAAAAAGCATCCACAATCTTTGAAGCTGCTGTTAAATCAAAACTTCGTTCAGAAGTTGCGAGAATTGAAGAAGCTAAAATGCAAGAAGTTGCAGAAGAAGTTGCTTCAGTACGCAGTGAGTTGACTGAAAAAGTTGACGCATACATGAACTACGTTGTAGAAGAGTGGATGAAAGAAAACGAAATCGCTATTGAGCGTGGACTCAAAGGTGAGATCGCAGAAGACTTTATTTCTGGACTAAAATCATTGTTCGAAGAACATTATGTTGATATTCCAGATGAAAAGTATGACATTCTAGGTCAACAGTCTGTAAAGATTGATGAATTGGAAGCAAAATTGAATGAACAAATCGAAAAGTCTGCTTCACTGAAGAGTGAAAAAGATGTATTGGTTCGTGAGTCAGTTTTCGCAGAAGTCGCTTCTGACCTTGCAGATACAGAAATTGAAAAATTTAAGTCTCTTGCAGAAGATGTAGAGTTTACAACTGAAGAAGCTTTCAGTGAAAAACTTGAAACGCTGAAGGAAAGTTATTTTCCAAAGGCAACAACTGTCGCTGAATCAGTAGATGCTGTTGAAGAAAACGGTCAATCTTTTGATACAACTGGCGCTATGAGTGCTTATATGAGTGCAATTAGCAAAAATGTAAAGCGTGCAAAATAACGATGAAAGATTCGTTTTTTATAAATATTATTAGAAAACCCAATAAGGAGAAATAACAATGTTCCAGACAGAACATCTACAGGAAAAGTGGCAGCCAGTCCTAGAACACAATGATCTTCCAGAGATCAAGGATTCTTACAAAAAAGCTGTAACCACAGTTATCCTAGAAAACCAAGAAAAAGCACTTCGTGAGGATTCAAACTTCCTTTCAGAAGCTGCACCAGTTAACGCTACAGGCGCAAATGTTGACAACTGGGATCCAATTATGATCTCATTAGTTAGACGTTCTATGCCTAACCTTATCGCATATGATATTGCTGGCGTTCAACCAATGACAGGCCCAACAGGCTTGATCTTCGCAATGCGCTCACGCTTTGATTCACAGACAGGCGATGAAGCATTCTACAACGAAGCAGAATCTGCATTCTCAGGTGCTGCTGCAAACTCAAACATCCCAGGCAGCGCCGGTACTTCATCTAACGGTGAAACAAACCCTGCTGTTCTTAACGATGGTTCGCCAGGCGCTTATACTGCTGATGGTGGTATGGCAACTGCAGCTGCTGAAGCA